TCATTAAGTCTCATAAATAATATATATCAATATTTTAATTGATATAATATAATAAAATCTTAAACTAATCTAATATTATACCTCTTTAAGTGCTAAAAAGGCATTTTTTAGGAATAAGTTTTAAAATATATACCATTTTTTTAGATCTAAAATCTCTTTAAGTGGTATAATAATAGATTATATACTTAAAATAATAATATCTATACTTATATATAGAGAAAATGACTATCTACAACGGATCACAAGGCTCACTCAATTTATATTACAAGGGATTACTCATCAGTTCATTCCCCTTGAGTAAAAAGAAAACATTCGAAACATATCAATATCAAGGTGAATACTTAATATTGAAATCTATGAGGAAGAATCTTAAAGTGAGACATATTATACATACATTAACACATTTCTGTAATATGATACACAAGAGAAAGTTAAATAAACAATCAATTAGAAGAAGTGATCATGAAATGTTTATTTCTTGTTTATTCGGTTTAATGAAATTAAAAATAATTGATAATGATATTGAAAATGGATATTTAATTATGCCTAAGAAGAAAACTTAACATTATATTTTTTAGTTATATGATTATCTACTTTTCTTGCATTACCTCCTAATATATAACTATACAAGCGACTATATGCCCAGCTCTGCGGCGATTGATTGGGACGAGATCCCGCTGAATAATAAGCACCCTCCCCTTTTTTGAAAACTTCGTCAATTGCTTTAAATGGTATTCCAGTTACTTTAGCAATATTTCTTTTACTTCTACCTCCTTTCATATCGTCTAATTGTTTACCATACTTCTTATTAAATTTAACAGTCCAACTTGATTGTCTTGGTTTAGCCGAGGTCTTTGGTCTAAATGTTCCTTCAAAGATAGATTTAATTTGCTTCTGTCTATCATAACCTTTAAGATTACCTAAATAATTTTTAGGCACCATTTTACTTTCACCCTTGTAAGTGATCTTAACTTTTTCAACCATTTATTAATCTAATAGATTTTTTAATGGTTTAATAAATTTTTGTTTTATGTCTACACAAAAATCAATTTCTCGCCGGCCCCTATCAGTTCTACCACGCCTTTCAATTTTAAATTCACTACTCCTATGTTTCCAATAGAAAACCCCATCATTACAACGCCACAGATAAAAGATCCTTAAATTTGGATTCTCCTTTAATAACTCATCCCCCTTATCTAATTTATTAACACCGAAAAATAATGATTCATATTGATTGTGCTTGATTCTCCTTGTTTTCATTTCAATAAAATAATCATCATTATACTTATCGAACTCAAAATAATTACCCATCTCTCTATTATCCTTAGTATTCATTAACTTACCAAATACACTCTCTAAATATTCATGAGTATCTTTTTCACTTCTAAAACCGAATTCTAAATCCTCTTGTTGTTTCTTATAATCCATTTTTATACCTTTATTTAGAAAATAATTTTATAGATAAAAACGCATATGTCAATTTTAGCAATAATCCTTTTTTAAAAGACATTTCAATTTAATTTTCTTATACACTTTTTTGATGCTCTTGCAATTTTAGACATATTAATCAAATACAATCAATATGGGATCTTCTTTACTTGTTCTTCTTACTTGTAAGTTATGAATGACTTGAGACTTAATAAATTTATTGTTATTTAACTCCTCCTCAATCTCCGCTGTGATTACCGGATTAATATGATTCTTACAATAAATACTATTGTTATACATTCTACACGCACGTCTCACACTCGGTAAATCTCCCCACATATAAATACTCATAATATCTTGATAAGGTTCTACATCGTTCTTATATGTTGCCCCATTAAAAATATAATCATTCTTAGCCCACTTGATTATCTTTTTCGCCTTAAACATAATATCATTTTTTTGCATTGTATTCGGTCGCTGTTTCGGTGATGTATTTTTTAAATAATCCTTCAATTCAGTTTCATCCTTGATCTTATCACTAAATTTAAAATCTTTTATATATGATTCGATATTCTTTACTATATTACACTTGCTTAATTTATCATCCAAGATTACACCATGTTTCTTAAACAAGTTTACAATATCTTTCTTAGAGTGAGATTTATCAACTAACATTTATAATTTAATAAAGATATTTTTTTTATCTATTAGACTTATAAATGGTAAAGGCTCCTAAAGGTGAATTGACTGGTGCTGAATTGAGAAAACTTATTAGGGCTCACAATATTCTTGTTTCTATTAAAATACCCGCTGGGACTGATAGAGAAGGATTAATTAAATTGATTGAAGGTAAAGGCTACAAGGTAGATCATAAAAAGAAAGCAATTATTGATTCTAAAAAGGATAGACCAAGGAGACCTAAGGTTACATTAGATAAAGCAAAAGAATTAACTAAACCTAAACCCAAGACTGCTCTCCAACAACAGAAAGCAGTTGAAGCGAAGGCAGAGAAAGCAGAGAAGAAAAAGAAACAAGAAAGAGTTATTCGTAAGAAAGCAGTTGAAGAGGAGAAAAAGAGAGCGAAACCAAAACCGAAACCCAAGAGTGTTTCTATTGGCGTTGGAACTGAAGATAAACCTAAGAAGAAAGAAGAACCAAAGAAAAAAACTGATACTAAATTAGAAATTAATTTTAGAAGTAAGAAACAAAAAGAAATTATTAAAAACCCAACAAATCAAATGGTAAGAGAAGCAATAAGAAAACAATATCCGGATTATTCGGGTTATGATAGAATAAACTTAATAAATCTTGTGCTAGAAGGTATGGAAAAAGGAAAAGTAGGACGTGTGGAAGTTTTAGAAAAAAAGAATGCTGGAAAAGATTTACAAATTCAGCAAAACCTTATAGGAACTAGTGAATATGGAAAAAGAATAATATTAAAAAAGAAAGAAGAATCGGGAGAAGTAAAAAAGATAATGACATCATTAGAAAAGGAATTAAATAAACTTGAAACTTTCATCAAAAAAAGAATAAGTGATAAAAGCGATAAAGAACCGTTGGGAATGACTTTTAAGGAATCTATGGATAAAGATTTAGAATCCACCAAAGATAAATTTATGGATAGAATAGAAGATGTTGATGACGTGAAAGAAAGAAAAAAAATAATTAAGTTTATGAATGATTCTTGGAAAGCATTATTTTCTAAATATAAAAGTCAATCTAAATTAATTGAAAAGAATTAATCTTGAGCCTTCTTAACATAAGTATTTAATGCTACTTCTTTAGAATGCATCATCATTTTTGCGTCTTTCTCCAACTCTTCTTTCATGTTACCATATTTACTACTTAGATATATCTTACGTAAAAGTGTGGTCGATATTGACTTATCCATATACTTCTTAGAATACTTAAGAAGAACCTTACTCAATTCGGTTCTTGTTAATGGTTTACCCGTTGATGTCTTAAATAAGACTCCGGTGCCGTTCATCTTGAGATAATATCTTAATATCTTTCTTAGATTGGGATCTTCAATCGGTAAATCTAACTCCTTATACTTCTTACTTGTCTTGTATTGATTCAATACGAAATAAAGTTGTCCCTTGGATGGAACAACTAAATAATTACTTTCTTTTTTATCATCCTCACTTAACTTCTTGTATGCTGCTTGATTAATTGCTGTCATACCCGCAACATCATTTCTCATCGGCATCCTTGAATAAATATTAAATAAAGTGTATGCTTGTAATAATTGCATTTCTTTTTTAGTTAAATCATCTTTACTTTTCTTTTTTAGAGGTTTTAAATCCTCAGCCATATCATTAATCATCTTGAATATCTCCTCTGTGGTTGTGAAATTCTTGGATTGCTTATCACTAATAACTCCACTCTTTTGTTCATCGCTATACTTATCATTTAATTCATCCCTTAGTTCTCCATAAGTTGTTAATAATTTATCATACTTTTCATCACTATTGAGAGCCATTAATAAAACAACAATCGCATTTAATATGTTACGTTGACTTAGATAATGAAGATCCTTAATCTTGTCCATTACATCATCCGGTTTCGATAAAAAACTATATCCATCGGTATCATATATCTTTTGTAATTTCTTGAGATTAACTTCATATTGTTTAACTGTGTTTGCCTTGATGTTAGGTCTTGCCTTTTGGATTTCTTCACTTGGATTACTTGAATCTATTTTCATATTTATACTATAAAAATAGATTATTTTTAAATTAAAAAAAACGAGAAAAAGTTAGATTATTGTATTTTACCTTCTTGAATTTTATTTAATAATTCAGTATTGGATTTTAATAATTCTTCAGTCCATTTTTTTAGATCCTCATACTTCTTTTTTTCTTCAAGATATTTAAATTTCCACTTATTACATTTATCACAGATTTTATAAAATCCATTAAAAGGTTCTCCAATCATTTATATCTTAATTTAGAAAAAAATTTATGGATTATAAACCTCTAAAACTTCTTCTAATGTTTTATACCTCTTATTTTTGTATCTATATCTATTTTCTTTTTCGCTAAATGTTACACCAGTATAACCGCATTTATTATCTTTTCTTAACTTATATTTATTTTTGTTATAATTATTTTCACTTGCTGTAGCCCACCTTAAATTATCTAATGAATTATTTAGTCTATTTCTATCAATATGATCTATACATCTTTTATTTTCGGGATTAGATATGAAATGTAATCCCAATAACCTATGAATATAAACTGGTCTTGGTTTTTTATCTTTATACAAATTTACATAATAATAACCGGTTTTTGTATTAATATTATGTTTTAAAAATCTTGGAGGGTGATATTTATCAAAACCTTTTGATAAAACTGCTCCATTTCTAAAAATTAAATAATTGGGGTAATTTTTGATTTCCATTTTATATATATAATAAAAGGCGTGTTTTTAAATAGTCTTACGCGAAATAGCACGCGAATCTTCCTCCTTCAATTGTAGCAACCTTGAGAAGTTCAACATAAACTCGGAGAGTATATGTTCCATCAGCAAGACCAGTAGGAATTTTGTAATGTAAATCCATACCCTTGCTATTAACACGTTCACCCTTATTAGGTCTAATAGCATTCCACCTAAACAATTCTTCAACACCAGTCCCAATAGCTCCTTGAATAAGACCTTCCATTGTTTCATCCGTAATGCTTGAAACAGTAGACCTCTTAACAATTTCATCATGAGTAACCATAGGAACTTGACCTTCTGCTGCTTGAGTAGTTGAGAACTGAAGAGCAGAGTTAGCACGATCAACATTAAATTCAAACCGATCATTGTATAAAAGATTGTATGCTAGTCCATTATCACCATGGGCTGTTGTTCCATTAAGTAGAGATTTAGATACAAAGTTAGCATTAGACTGAAGACCGAAAATGACCTTAGAACATAGACGACCATTAGCACCAACCGGCAATACAAGCGATGCGAAATCATCCGTTCCGGCACCAGCATTCTTAACACCAGTCCTCTTAGTGAGGCGATAATCAGCATACTGGAAAGTTAATTTAGGATTCTGCTGTGCGTATTTCTCCATAATATCTCCATCATATGTAATACTATCATAAATTAATTTACATTCACTTTCATCTACTTGGAATGCTGATTCATCACCCGCTCCACCAGTTCCACCATTCACGCAAAGACGCTGAGATTTAACACCACCACTTAAACTAGTTGTAGCATCAACGAAAGTTAAATCAATATGAACCTCTTGGTCTAACATAAACATAGGAAGCTGATTAAATTTAAGGAAGGGGAATAGATCACTTAGATATACCGAATATACTGGTGCTTCACTAATAGTCTGTGCCGAGGTTCCATCTTGATGCATAAATGGTAGAAGTTCGAAGGCACCGGCCCCACCAGCAGCAGCAACAACCGGATTACGTCCAACATCTAAACCAATCTTTTTAGCAGAGTTAGGAGGTTTATCAGTTACATTTGCCGTGCGGTCATCATATACGGGCATATGAGAAATACACCTCTGAGACAAGAACTGCTCTCTCTCCTTATTATCTTCATTAGAAATAAACATAGACTGATATGCGTGGAACTGATTGTAATCATCAACAGAGCAAACAACTTGATTACCAATAGAAAGCTGAGCCGTTTGGATCAACTGCGAGACACCAACATTAAGAGGGTAGAAACCTTTAGAAACTCCAGCAAGAGGAGTTACCGCAAGAGTAACCTTGGAATTTGAATGAAGGAATCCGGCAACACGAGAAAGAGTAAAACGAACTCGTCTTTGCGAAAACGTAGAAGGGTCAATTACGTCAGTATGTAATTTCTGTCCGTATTCAGTAGGAATAGCACCAATTTTGATTAGGTCGGGAATTCGCCCTTGCTCTTCCGCCATTTTTTCTTTAGATGATTTTTTTTGTTTAGCAAGTGCTTTCCGCATCTCTAGTGCTTTCTTCATCTCTAAAGCACCAATACCACCCGTATTCACATAAGCCGTATCATCAAACTCATCATCCTCAAAACTATCAGTATAAGTTGTTTCCATTTTTATATAACTTAAATATATAAAAATTTAAAAAAATAAAATATTAAAAAATTAATTACATAGAAAACATTTAAACAATCTAAACAACTACCTCAACTCCCCTTTCACTAGACCATGCTACAACAACTTTGGACTTGATGAATAGATATGCAGAGATAGGATTTTGGTCGACGAGTCCGTTCTTCATCTGAATAGAGAACTGAGAGCTTGAGAAATCAACACCTTCACTATCTAACATATCATAGAGAACACCAACACCATAAACAGCACCAGTATCGGGCATAAAACGATAACCAGTGAGAGCATTCTGATTACCCGTGAAATTGCGGTTAGTTGTTAGTGGAGAAGCAGAAGTTCGTGTGTGCTGTGTTTCCGGAATAATAGAATTGAGGAAACCTTTAATAACTTGAGGATCAACAACAGAAGTTGCATTAGTAGTAGCATCATAAACACTTTCAACCTCAAATGAAGATGGGAAACGTTCACCATTACGGAGGAAAGAAATTGTTTCAAGGTTAGCAACTCCACCATCACCGGTTCCAGCAGCATTAGGTTTTAATGTAGGCATATACGTAAGGAAACCATCTTGAGAAAGATTATTAATGAAATTTGCGGGGACGAAATTGACAAAAGAAGCAAGAACCTTAGATAATCCAAGATTGAAATTAATAATAGAATTGCTAGATTCAAGAGTTGAGAAATATGAAGTAATAGAATTAAATTCTAAAACACCAGTATCCGGAGATGATACACCAGTTTCTACTTCACAAGTAACTTCAAGATTAGAGAATTCATAGAAAGCATTAAC